CATCTCAGGGAGAGAAAGGTCAGGAAAGACAGGGGGGGTAATCTGTCGCTGCAAAAAAAGCCCCTCTGAGCGTGAACCCTTACTGCTATTGCAACGCCTACATGCAGCAACCATATTGTCATGACTGATTGGGTCACCACCTTTGGCTATTGGTATCACATGATCCACAGTTGTAGCATCTTGACCACAGTAATAGCACACATAACCATCACGTGCTAATACCTGTAATCTCACACGTTTATAATCTCTACTTAATCGAGGGTCACCACGTTTACTACTCAATGCCAACCTACTCTCAACCAATGCGCCCATGCCCTACATGTATCACCATGATACCTATGGTCTATGTACTTAAGCCCATACTGTACCTGTTGTATGGGACTCTTATCATATATGAGTGCGTTCTTTATCTGTGGTATTCCATACGTATGATATTTACCAGATAGGTTACCTATTGCATATGGGTTAAATGCTGACTCTTTGCCATATAACTTAATAAGGCAAGAAGCTTCTTTTTTATCTAGAACTAATCGAATGTAATGCTTTGGTTTAATGGCATCTATTGAGCCACTTGATGCGTGACTCATGGGTAAGCATAGAGATATCCCAATAGCGAGTGCTACCGAGCAAGCTACGCCTTTCAGGCTTGCTCTGAGCCCCTGAAGGGCTCTAGCCCGTAGAGTACCATGACTGTCAAACTCATTAGTATAAGTGCTGGTCAGAACGCGTGTCGCTTTAATTATCTGTTGAATAAAATCCTGAGCCTTTGAAGGCGATATTAGGAACTGAGTAAATCTTCTGCATCGAGCTGTGGCAGAACTGGCAAGTAACTGTATGTGGTTCATGGATTGATAACTCCTTCTCGTAGCGCAAGTTAGCCTCGCATTCCTCGTTGGTACATTCAAATTCATAGATTGGCATTACACGTCCTACATGGCACATTAACCAACTTCCACGATCCACACGATGTGCATCTCTCAGGTTCTAATTGTACCGACTCTTGCAGAATATCGCCGTAACCTGCTTTAAGCAATAGTTGAACCAAGTCACCAAACCGCATGAAGGCAAGATACTCGGCAGCATCTTCACCCTGACCATTCATACGACACACCACGAACGGCAGCTCTTTGCCAGCCGCTCTCTTGGTAACTTGCTTCAACCATGCGAGAGGCTGGAACTCTGTCCGGGCTTTGATTTCACAATCGAAAGGCACGTTGTGAATATCTTTCCCAGCCCCTCTACCGACGCTAGCGTTCTCCCACCATAGAGATAAATAGGATTCAATTACTCTTTCAGTGCGATAGCCTCGATGTTTTCTGCTCTGGGACATAGATTAGGTTATGCCCTTCCAGCGGAATTAACTACGCCGCACTTGCATGTCCAAGACTGTTGCAAGTAACGATTCTTGATTTGTAAAATTGTTGGGTGCTCGTTGCACCCTTGGCAGATAATGGCGTAACCCATATCTTGTAGAATCTGTGCTGAAGCTCTTATGTGCTCCATTGCCTCATCATCTGGGAACTGTTCATATTCATTATCTTGGTTCATGAAATATAACTTACCCATTGCGCTTACCCCATGTGCCATCTGATTTAATCTCGTACCAGATTGGCTCGCACTTATCTGTGTCTGCACCCGGCATGCCTGAGGTCACTTGATTGACACATCTCCAATGACCCCACGCTTTACCCGCCTTGCTCACACCATGTTTCCATATTCGAGCCCCATGAATACAGCTCTCGTCTGGCATTGTGCCTCCAAGTACGGATTTCACCGTCTCGACTGCTGTCTCCATAGTTTGTGGTGCTGGTGATTCCCAAGTTGTCCATGGATCATCTGCCTTTGCTATTGGAACGTATTGTGTGGCTGTGTCTGCCATCTTTGCTTTAGTCGCTTCAATGGTCTGTTTCACTTGGACACCTTTTGCAACCTTTTGCATCTCTTCCCTCGATGCTCTCTTGCCCTTTGTTGCATAACCAGCATTGGCTAAACTGCGCCCAAGGCTGGACGTCTCCGCATTCTCGCATGCGCTGGTGGCGTTTACTCCACGTCCCTGAACTGTTTCTTCCGCTAGTCCTGTAGCCCATGGCTGAACATCAGCTGAGTCTCTGTAAATGGCAGACCAAACAATATATTGAGTAGGAGTGTGAACAAGCAACTTGGTCTCGATGCGACCTTGTGGGTGGTCTTTCCAGAACTTTGTAAGTCGCTCTTCGACTGTCTCGTAATCTTCTAGATTAAACATAGAGATCGTTCTCCTCCGTATGTAGTTGACCGCTTATTGCAGCGTACGCGACAAGGTCGACGTAAGTGTCTGACTTTGCAGTCTCCATGCTTCTTGCGATTTTGACCAATGCCATACACATCGCCACCTGATAATCCGTAACTGGCATTTCGAGGTATGAGCTCCAGAGTGCGGCTGTGCGCTGCATATTGTCGCTAGGGTGACCGTAATCAAGTCCTCGGTCTTGGATAGTAGCTCTCGCTTCGTTGAGATAGTCTCTAGCATTCATCGACCCACCTGCTCGAGTGTGCGCTGTGACTTGCGATAAGCAATACGACCAGCAATCTTGCCGTGTTCGTGTCCTTTTGAGTAGCCAATCAGAAAACCGAAGAATCCAGCTGTGATTGCCATGAGTAGTAGTGCGTGATCTATATTCATGTGAGCCCTTCTGTACCCGTATTTCGTGTACGGCAGAAGTATTACATCAGACGGAGGCGACAGAAGCCAAACTTAGATAACGAAACGATAACGATTTCGTCCACAGTCTCATCACCGAAATCGGGTCTAGCGAACCCTTCCATAAACCTTGCCCTGCACGATAAACGTGCCGTTCTTCTCGATGTTAATAATATCCACTTGTACCGTTGATCCATGCACATACATGATGGCGAAAGCCTGTTGCCAATTAGCCGTTCCCTTGGTGTATGAAGCCTGCTTGAAGTCCATAAGGTTGCCTACCTCAACACCGTGTAAAACACGCCCTAAACGCCCTCCAGAGGCTTCTGTGAAGGCGCTACGCCCCGCTCTATGAGTATGTCCTGAAATGACGTTCTTGCCATGCCTACGAGCCGCCTCGAGGGCTGAAAGCCCACCTAACTGCTTGATGGGCGTATGGTCGCCGTGAACTGCAATCCAATTAGGCGCTATGTTCATGGGAGTCTTATGGAAGGTTATGCCTAGTTCGTCGAATTTCATGAATTTCTCAAACCTAAGTTCCGGCAGAGATAAGAAGCTAGGAATCTTTTTCATGATTATGTTGTAGATACGGTCTGTGTGGTTAGATCGTATGCAGTCTGTGACGCCTAACTCCCAAAGAAGGTCAACACACCTGTCTCGGTCATCGCCTAAAGTCTGCTCATAGGCTTGTGGCGTACCTTCTGACCACTTGGATATAGTCTGGAAGTCAATCTCGTCTCCGATAGTGACTGTCTGATCTGGCTTAAACTTCTGTAGGAACTTGACAATGTTATTCACGACATGCACGTCCTCAAAAGGCACTTGCAGGTCTGAGAGAATCACAATTCGCTTAATCGTCGTCCTCGTCATCGTAGGGGATATTGTCTATGCGATTGGGAAGTGAGGGCAGAATCCAATCGGGATAAGCATCACGATCTACGATAATTGCAAGAGCAATATCTATAGCAAAACCGCTGCGGCGTAACGCTTTATACATCTCGTTCAATGTAATAGCCCATGAATCTAAAGCGTTGTAAGTGTCGAGGTCGATGACCTTTTTCTTAGCCATGGGATAAGTGTTACTTACCTAACAGCTCGATAATGGTATCGACACGCGCTTCTAATCGATTAACTTGGTCTTTGATTGACCCACCGCCATTGGGCTTGAGTTCACTTAAGTAGTGCTTAATCATGAACTGGACGTATGCAGCTACTCCGCCAAGAACTGTGATGATAGCGACGGATAATGCCGCGTAGTCCTGCGCGTTCATTTCTTAGGCGTTGCGTATCCAAATACGCCAGCAACGATTGAACCAAGGATTGAGCGATAGTCTAGCGAGAAATTTGAGGTTGTACCCCAGACCGCTAGAAATGCGCCGATGCTTAGGACGATTGGGTTCTTCATTCTGTCTCCTCAGGGGTGTCGATTATTTCAACGATATTGTTGTTTGGCTTTGTTTCGTCGTATCCACCAATGCCGTATGTAACTATTTTCATTTATGCCGCCCTAATAAATGGAACAACTATTGCCGTCGTGACTGCCGTTGGACTCGCAGTGCTTACTAAAGCTCCTGAAACTCCAGTTTGTGTATAACCAGTAATAACCGAACCAACTGACACTGAAGGGTCATAAGGCAAGTTTTGATAAGTTTGATAAGCAGCAATATTTCCTGCGTTACCATAGGTAGCGGCATTATTTACAGTCGATTGCAAAACGGAAGCAAGCCAATAAAATCCAGCTGTTAAAGTTTGGTTAATCGTGATTGTATAAACTGTTGAAGCAGTAGTTGCTGATACTGTTCCAAAATCTGCAACAAGAGTTGAAGGTTTTCCTGCAGTAGTTGAATAAATTCCAAGACGATGAGAACCTGTTCCAACCCATGCAACTCCAGTTTTAATTGCAATTCTGTCAAATGTTGTTGTGACTGGAACAAAAATTTGAGAATAACTCACTGTGTTGGTTGCCAAAGTGGCAGTTCCTAAGCTGCCTTGCGGACGATAATATTGCCCTGAAATAAAATCTAGATAAGATTGAAGGGCGTTTGTTCCATTAGTTCCTGCTGTGCCCGTTGCACCAGTCGCTCCTGCTGCGCCTTGTGGAATCGTAAAGTTAAAGACTGCAGCTGATGAAGAGCCTGAATTTGTAACTGAGGCTGACGTGCCTGCTGCGCCTGTTGTTGTTGATCCAACTGCAATAGTCGCTGCTGCGCCATCACTACCATTCGTGCCGTTAGTTCCATTCGTGCCGTTCGTGCCTGCTGCTCCTTGTGGAATACTAAAGTTAAACGTTGCTGCGCTTGATGTTCCAGAATTGTTTACACTAGCTGATGTTCCCGCCGCACCCGTAGTTGTTGTACCAACTGCGATTGTCGCTGCTGCGCCGTTAGTTCCCGCTGCTCCAGTTGCACCAGTCGCTCCTGCTGCGCCTTGAGGAATCGTAAAGTTAAATGTCGCAGCTGATGATGTACCTGAGTTAGTAACTGAGGCTGACGTGCCTGCTGCGCCTGTTGTTGTGCTACCAACCGCGATGGTAGCGGCAGTTCCGTTTGTGCCGTTAGTACCGTTTGTGCCGTTAGTGCCAGCATTACCTGTATCACCTTTAGCACCTTGTGGAATAGTAAAGTTAAATACAGCGGCAGAAGAAGTACCAGAATTGTTTACAGAAGCAGAAGTGCCAGCTGCACCAGTCGATGTTGTTCCAACTGCAATAGTGGCAGCAGAACCAGTTGCTCCTGTAGCACCAGTTGCTCCTGTAGCACCTGTTGCACCTTGTGGTCCTTGAGGACCGGCAAGGCTATTAGCAGCAGTTTGAACGAGTTGCGTAACCTGTTCTACAACTACGTTGTTTTCATCAGGTTGGATAATTACTATCTCAGACACGTGTTACCTCTGCACTTACATTGAGAGTGCCTTGAATAAGGCGAGTAACGATATTGCCAGAAGATTTAATTTCAAGGTCATAGACATAATTCTTAGCAACCAAAGCAGCGGTCTGTGTGGCAGTAGCATGAACGACGATAGTGCCAGTAGAACCAGTAATGGTAATACCTGATCCTGTAGATAGTGTGAGGTCAGCCGTTGTGCTGTTAGGGTTCACACGCAACTGCATAGCAGCTGTATAACCAGTTAGGTTGATGGCTGTGCCTGATGAATCTTTATAGATAAGGGTCAAGTACCAGTCAGAGCCTTGGTCGATAGTTGAGTTATATGTACTTGCCATTATTTGCCACCTAACATTGGGATATTAAAGAACGAAGAATCGTTGTCGCCCGCTTGAGTAAATGAGATATGGCAATGATGATTGTGCTTATTAATCCCATCATAAGGACGCCAAGCCCAAG